GCACTGCGAAAGTGCATCTCCCGAGAGTACGAACCCAATTAAGGGTTTACTCCATCACCATTAGATCAGCTTAACAGCTGGTCACAATGGGGGGAGAGATCTTTCTAGATCTCCCTCAAGGCCATTAGGCCCAGATCCCCTAATAAGGGGACCTCCACCCGAGCTTGATGTCGACGCGCTCGGGGCGTCCAGAACGCTCCAAGTGCTCTTCATCGACGCTCGCAACGTCGACGATCCTTGCGCTCCGATTGGGGACAAGTCCCCAACCGGTGTACGGTTTGGATCCGAGACACTTGAGTAGGGCACCAGGCCCATCGAGATGATCTCGAGGGGATTTGGCCATCACGTAGTAGCCCTTGGTTAGGGGGCTGTGATGGTTTGGATGTAGGCGCTGGAATTGATAACCCAGCGCAGACTCCCTGCCCAACAGTGGTGAGGTTGGAGCCACATTCGGGAAATGTCTAATGACTTTTCTCAAATAGGTATCCATCCAATCTGCGGATTTCCACAACCCAGACCAGTAAAACTGGTTTCGGAGGGAAACCGCGGATATAACACCGCTAGCATCCTGCCGTCGTGTAGGAAGTACTTCTCTGACCTTGACTATACTAACGTCATGGCCATCGTAGTATTCCCTGCCGCAAGATTCTCTGAATCTTCCGATCCAGTAGCTCTTGCTGATGTTAACTTTGTGCCCAAAAGCACTAAGTTCATCAACGACGGACAGCACATCGTCTCTGGGGACAACCAAATCATCCCCGAAGACACGCACCCGCCCAGAATACAGTTCACACTGTTTCCGGGAAAGTAGAGTGTTGAGCTCTCGCTCAATTCCCAGGAAAATAATGGTAAGGAATACCATAGATTCCATAGGAAAGCAAAGAGCTGAACCCATCGACGCGAACTTGGCCAAGCGTATAACGCCATGGCCAGGTACGTCAGCCTTCCGAGACCTGCAAGCATCAACTGCCCATAGCAATTCTGGGTAGTCTGCGAGCATAGCTCGTACATGCTGATTCGAGACTCGATCGGACGCCTCACTAAGATCTAGTGTGGCCAGGTCACCGTTGTGTGAACCTGATTGAGCCATGATCCGATTAGGATCTTGGTCTTCATCGCCGATCACGCGTGAGAGGAAACCATCCTCCTTAAGCGCACGTCTATAACTGTCAAGGAGCGCCTGCTGCGCATACTGCGTAGCAGCCGGTTCGATGGCAATTAGACGAGGAGTCTTGAGCGTTTTAGGGACAGAGATCACCCTAACCGGGATCTCTGCCTCGGGTTCAAGGATGTTAATCTCATTCTTAAGGTCTCCAGTATAAGAGACATTCGGAATGAGGAACTCCTCAGCTGGAAACAGCTTTTGGAGTCGAGTGGTCCAGGTTCGCAGATTCCATTTAGCATTACTGCTAATTTTATCTGCGACAACGCCTGGGCCGTGCTTACCAACGAGCCTTGCAAAGTGGACATCTCTGTCCATCTTTGCGAAGAGATCGCTGAAAAGCAGGCTAGAAACCCTCTTGAAATCTGACATATAGTCAGGATCNAGAAGAGTATCAGCCCTCCTAACATCCTGCTCACACGAGACGAATTCAGACATAGCTCGTCTCTCACGACGCGGAC